ATGCCATTGGCAGTGGCCATTTTGGTATTACACCACCGACATAGAGGCATAAAGTGTCATCCCGTTTCGAGGTAAACCGTGGTTGATTTTTGGAATCAGGAAGCAGAAGTTGCTGCCAACCCGTACCTGAACACATACGCGCTTGCCGGCGAGGAAATCAGTTCAACCTACGAAGGCAGGCACGTATTGATACAGGAGGTTGTGCTAGTCCATGCCGACCCAGGCGAAGGGCTGGTTGATAAAGGTCAGCCGGTAGCCTTCTGGGAGGGCGTCGGAATAGCACTACAGTCTGCGCAATCAACAGCCGACAACATCCCCATTGATACTGAGGGGATATGGCGGGTATCGGTTGTGGCAACGGCATCCATCAAAATCGGCCAGTCGCTTTTTATCAACACTTCGGGAGTCGTAACGGACGACCCGGCAAACGCCATGGCTGTTTTCGGGTACGCGTTGCAAACCATCGCAGCCCCTGGTACCGCAACCATAGCGGTCAAAGTCCACTGGATGAGCCTTAACTGGATGTGGTTATTCTGGTGGCTCATCTATGGATATCCAAACTGAAAAATTAGGAGGTAAAACAATGCCTGCATTGTATCTATCAACTAACAAAACCGCTGGTGATGAAATCAGCTCGACCTACGAAGGGAGACACATCACCATTGAGGAAAGTCTGCTCGTTCACCCCTACCACGCCGACGGACTCGTTGACAAGGGCGACCCTTGTTATGTCGCCAGCGCCAACGGGAGCGGTATTGTCGGCGTGGCCTTTAAGAGCGCCGTCGCTGCCACCGACCTGATTGCCATTGACACCGAAGGCATCTGGTTCCTGAACGTCTACGGCCAGGTATCGGACGGCACCAGCGATGGTATCGCCCTGGCGCTTGCCGCCGGCGACCCGGTCTTCATCGAGAAGTACACCGCCGGAAACGCTGCTACGCTGGTAGCCACGCTCAGTGGGCAGAGCGACACTTACCACTTCCTGCCCTTCGGTTACGTCCTGGGCGATGTGAGCGCCTCGGTGTCAACACCCACCCTGGTAGCCGTCAAAGTCCACAACTTTCCGATTCCGGCCAACGCGCGTTTGCACATCGGTTCCGGCACCACGGCCAACCACTTCGCCTTACTCGAGGGCAGCACCGTCCTGCGCCGGAACAAGGGCGAGGAAGCCTCTTACGCACCTGAGTCCATCATTCTGGCCGGTGAGGAAGTCTACGGCAAGGAAATCCGGGTTGAGGACAACCTGGCCTCCACCGGCGGCACGCTGGCCGCTCTGCTTTGCCGGGCCGTTGTCAATAACGCCGCTAACGTCCTGGGAGCCGTCCTGGCCGTCAAGGCGTCGATGGACAACAAGGCCAGCAACGCTATTCCGGCGATGGTTGGTTACGACATCAACATGACCGGCGCTGGTACGGCCCCTGGATACCGGACGGCGTTCCAGGTTACCGGTGACGGAACTGCCGGGACGCTCGAATCCTGGTTCAAGGCGGAAATCGCCAGACCCATGGGGATGAAGGCACAGGCCCAATCCCTGAACCAGAACAGTATCCATAAAATCCCGATTAACATTGACGGCGTCATTGAGGCCATTCCTACCGTCGCCTGGGCATAAGGAGGGTACTTGATTAAGCGCAACGCAAACGGAACCCTGGAAATAAAAATGACTGGTGACCCTGTAGTCGATAACCTGGGCGACCGCGTGGAAACGATTAACGAGGAAATCAGGAAATTAGCTTACGAACGCCTCCGGCTCATGCGGCGAGTCGAGGAAATAGACGACACGCTGTACCAACTGGAAGGCGCTCAAGCGGCTAACGACCTGACGCAGAAGGATATCGACTTACGGGAAACCATCGCCCAAGCACGAAAAGAGGCCGCTGATAAGAAGGCGGCTGACGAAAAGGCCAAAACGCCACCTCCGCCTCCTGCACCCGATACTAATACCGCAGGATAATCGGAGGCCAATCCCTACCGGCCAGTGAGCCGGTTTTTTGTTAACCAAAAAATTAACGGAGGTAATCAAATGCCTGACTTTATGAAACTGATGGAGGACTGGAGGGGATACGTCTCCCTTTCAGAAGTCAAGAAACCCGAAGGCTACGAAGCCAAACTCAAGGAAACCATTGACCTGTTAACCAACGCGAAGGGCTTTCCGCAGCACCGCCACGAATACCTGATTCGTGAAGCTTTGACCACAAGCGATTTCCCCTACCTGTTCGGCGACGTGCTGGACAGACAGGTGCTTGCCAACTATAAGGCCACCGACCCTGTCTGGAAACAGTTTGTCCGGATGGGGACGGTCCCGAGAATCTATCCCCAGACAGGCGGATATAGATTCGCCATTACCGGCGGCGATCAGCACCTTGACCTGGTGGCGGAAAAGGGCGAGTACCTTGCTTCCGACCGGAACGAGCTGCGCGACAGCATCTACGTCCGGAAATATGGCCGCCAGTTTGACATCTCCTGGGAGAGCATTAACCTAAACTAGTGCTCTATAAAGCTCGCTAATTCGGTGGAACTCCTGAAAAGGACAATACCGAGCCAAGCCTGAAACCAATAAATCAGGAAGGTGTAACGACTATAGACGAGCTACTCGAAAGAGGAATGATATAGTCTGAGCTGCATGGTAACATGCAGAGCTAGGCAGAAATGACCTGGCTACTTTTGGAGAGTTCAACTTTAACGTGGCAAGAACGACAGTAGGAAATCAGGTTATCGAGATGATTAGCGGATTCCCAATCAACCTTAAACAAGGCAGAAGGGCGGACATGGTGGACATCAAGGCGTTGCCCAAGCTGGGCCTCAGTGAGGCCACAAAGCTGGCAAGTGTAGTTATCTCGCTTGCGGGCCTTCGCCGATTGCCGACCCCAGTCCTTCCCTCTAACTCGCTTAATATCGCCCTTGTAACGCCAATGATTGGGATTCCGTCGGAGTGCAGCACCCCCCAATACGTGGCACTCTTTAGAGCAATACTTGCGATTGGCTTCGGTGCGAAGATGCTTAAAGGTTTTACCGCAATAAGGGCAAACCTTCGTAACTGGGCCAATGAAGCGGGGATTGTTCTCGCCCGAATTGACTTTACTGCGAAGCTTCAAGAAACACTCGCGGCTACAAGTCTTTTTGACAAGCGGCCACTTGGGGAGAGGCTTACCGCAGATAACGCAGGGCTTGAATTGCTGCCTATCTGCCCCGTAGCACTTTTTAGAACAGTACTTGCCGTTCTTTCGGGGAAGTTCTTTGCCACAAACCGAACAAGTTCTCACGGCTAAATAATAGCATAGTGGGAACCATTTAACAACTGATAAAAGACTCCGAAAGCATAACAATACTGAATCAACGACGACATCGGCGCCCTACAGGACACCCCGGTCAGGTTCGCCACAGCAGCTACGAGAACCGAACACCGGTTGGTGTCCAGCACCTACGTCAACGACCTCGGGACTCATGCTGCTAGTAACCTGTACCAGAACGCCATCAACGAGGACGTGCTCCCGCTGACCATTCAGAACCTGGAGGACACCGTCGAGGCCATGCAGGGCCCGCTGTTTGTGGACGTCAACGGCGAACCTATCCAGAACCGTCCGAAATTCCTGGTCGTCGGCCCGGCGCTGGAGTTCACCGCCCGCCAGATTCTGACCAGCGCGATGAAGATGTGGACTTATGGCGGAGACGACGAGGCGGCCGCTGTGCCCTACCCGATGAGCAACGTCATCAGCCAGTACGGGCTTGTCCTCGTGATTGACCCGTACATCCCGATTCTGGACGCTTCCTACCCCGGTAGCTGGTATCTGTTCAGCGACCCGAAGGACATCGCTGCACTGGAATGCGACTTCCTGGTCGGCCACGAGAGACCGGAAATCTGCATGAAGGCCAGCGACAAGGTAAGCGTTGGCGGAGGCGAGATTGGCCCAATGACCGGAGACTTCGCTACCGACAACGTGTTCTACCGTGTACGTGAGGTGTTCGGCTGCAACAAGCTGGTTACGACCGGCGGGTGGCGTGCCACCTATATGCAGCGCCATGCCTAGATAAAGTAATCAAGAGGGGCGGGGGAACATCCCGCCCCTCTAATCCCTCCCCACTCAAGGAGGTTACTCGGATGACATTTAGTTATGTTCTGTCAACGGAAATCGGCAAAGTCCGGTTGAAGATTTCGGATACCAATGTTGCTACGGCCCATTTTACCGACGAGGAACTACAAGTATTTCTTAACGAGGCGGGCAACTCGGATTATCTTGCGGCTGCGTTGGCTCTGGAGGCGTGGGCGGCTGCTTTAACCGATAACGCCGAGAGCGAAAGAATCGGCGATTACTCCTATTCCAAGAAATCGGCCGACAACAAACTCAAACTGGCTGAGCGGTACCGACAGCATGATACCACTACGCCATCCCTCGACTGGGCGGAGATGACTCTGGTTGAAGAGGAAGAAGAATAATGGCTAGCCCAACGATAAATGTCCCAATACAGCACGCATTGCAAAACGTAACTCTGACAGTAAAAATCACGGGGCTGACTAAATGGCGCTTCCAGGTATGGCTGGCCACCCGACTCATTAAGCTGGCGGCCGCTATCCTGAATATGGGGATAGAATTTTCAACGGACGTGAAGGGGTTATGAGCTACGAATCTCTCCTGGTAAACACCTGTGATATTAGCCGCTTTACCGCGGGCGCGCAGGACGATTACGGCCAGCCAGCCAAGGCCTGGGCGGTGTTACATAATGACGAACCTTGCCGCTGGTCAACGCCCAATAACAGGGAGGTCAAAGTCGGGGCCGAAGTAGTAATAGCGGATTTGCAACTCTTCCTGGGCGATGTGGATATCACCGAGCAGGACAGGGTTGTATTGAACGGGCTGACTTACGAGGTACTTTCCGTAGCAGATAGACAGGACGCCATTGGCAATCATCACGTTGAATGTCTCTTGCAGGTAGCCAAATGAAAATCACCGCCTCCGTAAAATTGAACCTTAAAACCAAAGAAGCCAGGATTAAGGTAGAAGGCGCTACCCGGCTGGGACTCAGGGACACCATTGTGGCGATTGCGGGGGATGCTATCAGGCTGAGTCCTAAAAAGACGGGCCACAATTCCCGTTCAATTGCCGCTGAGGTATCCGGCATGGGTGTAGTGGCTAATGGCGGCGAGGGATCAGCGGAGCGAATGGTGGACGACGACAAGTTGGAAGCGGCAACTTATTCCACCTCGGGTTACGGAGGCTATTTGGAAACAGGCACACGGCGTTCCAGGGCTTTCCCTTACTTCAAGCCCGCCCTTGATATGCACCTCAAGGAACTAATCCCCAACATCAAGAAACGCCTGGAGTCGGCCAAATGAGGGGTGGGCCTTATCGTCCTGATAAGCGTCATGGCGTTGCCCCTCTAACCCGGTAGGCGAAGCTGGCCCAGGCGGTATCAGACTACTCATAAGACGAAATACCCGCCTGGATTTTGATTGTAGCGCGATTCCCTATCAGGGACACCTTCAAAATATCGGGTTTAGCATCAGAATCCCCTTGGAGATAACTTATGCTTGACAGCAATGTTCCCATTCGTGCATATTTAGCCGCCAACGCCGGCCTGATTGCGCTTGTGGGCACCCGGATATATGTTCCCAGGTTGCCGGAGAATGCCGTCCTTCCGGCCCTCGGCTTCTTTACTCGCGGGGGCACGTCAACCCCGTACATCCCGACTATCCCCAGCCCATCAGTACAAATAGACTGCTGGGGGAGAACGCCTCAGGAAGCCCGCCAAGTCTACAGAGCCGTGTACGACGCTCTTCAAGGGATTCAAAATGTCACCGTCACCATCGGCCTGACTGATTACGTTATCCTGGCCGCCCGGGAAGAGGTGCAGGGTCAGGACCTGGCCGATGAGATTCAAGGGTACTACAGAGTGTTGACGTTCTTTGAGATAATGCTCCGGTAA